GTTGGGTTTAGGGGGGATGATGATGAATAATTTTGATGAATGGCTTGCTTTTGGGCGTGATAAGGGTTGGGTTAGTGATCCTGTTTGTGATATTCATGCTGGTTTGCCTTTGACTCCTGAAGAGGAGTGGGCTTTTGATCAGGGTGCTGATCCTTGTATTCATGTTTTGCGTTTGTATGAGGATATTCCTCATGATTGATATTGTTATTGATAATGTTGTTGCTGATTTGGCTCGAAAGAGTCGTTTGGCTGTTTATTATGATGATCCGGTTTTGTGGTGTGAAGAGGTTTTAGGTGCAGAATTGTATTCTGCACAGAAGGAGATGTTGCGTTCTTTAGCGGCTAATAAGCGTACTGCTGTGAAGTCTGCACACTCTACTGGTAAGAGTTTTACTATGGGTTTGGCTGCTTGTTGGTGGGTTGCTACGCGGGGGCCTAATAGTTTGGTTGTTTCTACTGCACCAACTTACGCTCAGGTGAATAAGATTTTGTGGGAAGAAATCCGTAAACATTATATTGAACATAATTTGCCGGGGAAGATTACTCAGTCTGATGAATGGAAGTTGCCGGTTGAGGGTGTTGATGAAAAGGGTAATCGGCGTGTTGTTGAGAAGCAGGTTGCTTTTGGTCGGCGACCTGCGGATATGGATATGTCTGCGTTTCAGGGTTTGCATAGACCTGATGGTGTTTTGTTTTTGATTGACGAGGCTGTTGGTTGCCCTGAAATGATTTTTACTGCGGCTGAAGTTAATACGACTGCAGATAATTGTAGGATTCTTGCTATCGCTAACCCTGATGACTATCAGTCCGCTTTTGGAAAGATTTTTAAGCGTAATGATCCGACTTGGAATAAAATAACTATTTCTGCGTTGGATACACCAAATTTTACTGGTGAGAAGGTTTCTGAGAAGTTGGCTAGTTTGTTGCCTCAGCCTTCTTGGGTTGAGGATATGAAGATTCAGTGGGGCGAGGATTCTTCTAGGTTTAAGTCTAAAATTTTGGCTGAGTTTCCAGATGAATCTGATTCTATGTTTTTTACGCAGAGTGTTATCGATAAGGCTGTTGATTGCGATATTGAGGATGATGCTTCTGTGCCTTGTGTTTTGGGCGTGGATATTGCTCGGATGGGTGATGACTATAGTTGTGTTTATGTGAATCGTGGCGGCAGGTTGCGTTGTTTTGATTCTTGGAATAAAGTGCCTTTAACTGAAACTGCTGATAGGGTTCATGCGGCGGCTTTGGCTACTGGTGCATCTGAGGTTCGTGTTGATGGTTCTGGTGTGGGTGCTGGTGTTATAGATATTTTGGTTAATGATCCTAGATATTCTTATTCGCCTTATAGGGTTGTGGCTATGATTGGTTCTGGTAGGAGTCCGGATACTTTACGCTGGTTGAATGCCCGTGCTTTGTATTTTGATCAGTTGCGTCAGCAGATGGCTGATGGTAGTTTAGATATTGATTTTGATGATGAAAAATTATTGGATGAAATGCTTATGATTAAATATAAGTTTAGTCCAAAGGGTGCTATTCAGATTGAATCTAAGGATGATATGCGTAGTCGTGGAATGAAATCGCCAGATAATTTGGATGCAGCGGTTTATGCTGCGGCAGATATTTCTGGTTTGATTGATGGTTCTTTGGCTGGTTTGTCGGTTGGTGATGTTATTACTGTGGATCCTTGGGATATGCTTGATTTGAATGAGCGTAGGGGAATGCCTATATAATAGTTTTTGGGCTTGAAATGGTGTCGATTGCATATTAAAACCGCTTGTCGGAGTATGTAAGACCACAGTTCGATTCTGTGCAGGTCCACTGCCACAGTATGGCAACTAACTGTGGATAACTCCGCCTGTTGTTTCGTCATCAGGAGTAGTTGCAGGACTGGCTAGCCACTATTGGGCTGGAGTCAACTCTCGAAGTTGGTAGTGCAAATCTACACAGTCCACTATAAAAATCAGATTTTTTTATGATAAACTATGTTTTATGGATGAAAAAATTAGTTTTGAAGAATTAAATGAACGTTTTTTGGCTTTAGATGCCGAAAATTTCAAATTATCTGAGGCATTAAATAATATTTCTTTGATGCTCGATGATCGCGGTTGGAATCCGATCACTGCTCAAACAAATGATGTTGGCATGTCTTTGAATAACCTGCACACTGCTTCTAAGCAGTTGCGTGAACTTTCTGTAGGTAATCCACTAATTAAGCGTGGATATAAATTGCGATCTTCTTATGTTTGGGGTCGCTCTTTTATTATGCCTAAAGTTTCTAATCGAGTTAAGACTCGTATAACTAATCCTGTAAATGAGCGTTGTCTATTTTCTCCAGCAGCATATGAAGAACTTGAGTTGAGTGCCTACACTGATGGAAATGTTTTCGTTTTAGGTAATGTTTCTTCTCAGCAGTTTATGCGTGTTCCAATTTCTGAAGTTAGTGGAGTTATGACTGATCCAGATAATAATGAAATTATTTGGGCTGTTCGTAGAACTTGGAATCGTGTTTTGGCTAATAATAATGCCGAAACTATTGTTCGCTGGTATTACACTGATGTTTATCCTGATAATGCTCCAAAGAGTCGCAGTATAAGTAATCCGGGTTCTGGAACAATTGAAACCGTTGATTTGAATTATGTTATGTTCCATCAGGCTTTCAACAGTCATGTTGGGTGGACTTTTGGTGTACCTGATGCCTTACCTGTTATTGCTTGGTCAAAACTTTATCGTGAATTCTTAGAGAATGGCTCTATTATGACCCGTGCATTAGCACAGTTTGCATATAAGATTTCATCTAAGCGTTCATCGGGTGCAACTAATGCTGCTGCTAAAATTGCGGTTGCTGATGGTTCGCGTGTTGGTGCTACAGCCGCTATGGGTGCAGATACTGATTTGACACCTATTTCTCGTGGAACTGCCTATGATTTTGAGGCTGGTCGTTCTCTTGCTTCTATGATTGCTTCTGGCCTAGAAGTTTCTATTGTTGCTTTGCTTGCTGATCCGGGCACATCGGGGGCTTATGGAACAGCACAAACTTTGGATACTCCAACAATGAAGGCTATGGAAGCACGCCAGCATGTTTGGTCTTTGTTTTATAAGCGTATTTTCCGTTTTCTAGGTGCTCCGGCAGATGTTAGCATTACTTGGCCTTCAATTGAAGTTGAGCCTACACACCGTATGGTTCAGGCTTTGGCTATGGCTTGGGAAACTGGTGTGCTTTCGCCTGAACAGTATCATGCTGCTGTGATTGATTTGCTCGATATTCCAGCAATGGGTTCTATGCCACCTGAAGGAATTATGATTCCTAATAACCTTAATTTCAAAGATACTAAATCTAATGATGCTCAATCTACTGGCACTGTTGTTCCTTCGCAGGGAAATACTGGTGCTGTAGGTAAGTTATCTGATGGTGATAATCAGTTGAGAGATCAAAACTTGTAATAATGTATGGTATTATTACTTTGTAATGTTCCTACATTTTTTGGAGTTATATGTTAAGGCTTGATGAATCTGTTGCGTTTGATGCACAGTCATCCGGAAACAAGTGGTCTGTAAAAGTTATTGAGGCTGGTTGGGGTTCTTCAGGTTATTATGGCCCAGACATGCTCGAAAAATATGGCCCTGAAGTTTTTAAGGCTGGAACAAAAGTTTTCATGAATCACCCTAGTTTGAATGAAACTACTGATCGCCCTGAGCGTGATGTTCATCAACTAGCAGGTAAGTTAGTTAGTGATGCAACCTTCAAAGAAGGTGCATTGTATGCTGACATAAAGTTTTACTCACATTACGCTCCTATCATTAAAGAGATGGCTAGTGATGTGGGTTTATCAATTCACGCTCTTGGACAAGCCTATGCAGGTGAAGCCGAGGGTCGTAAAGGAATGATCATTGAATCACTAATAGCAGATCCGCTTACTAGTGTTGATGTGGTTACTGTAGCCGGAGCCGGTGGAAAATTTATTTCACTGCTTGAGAGTTACACTCAAATAGAAGAAGCCACAATCGTGGCTGAAACTGACAAGATGGAAGGAATAGCAATGTCTATTACTAAAGAGGAATTTGAGTCAGCAATCGCTGATCTTAAGTCTACTTTCGTTGAGGCAATTAGCCCGGTTGTGGAGTCGGTTTCGATTCTAGCCGAGGCTGCAAAGCCAGCCGAGATTGTTGATGGCGAACAGGCAACTGTTGACGCTATCGATCCAGTCGAGGTTGCTGAAAAGTTTAACGAATCCGGACTGCCTAAAGTTGCACTTAAGCGTGTTGCTGAGGCTCTAAAGTCTGAAAATAACACCAAGTCTGTCGATGAACTACTTGAGGCTGAGAAAGAGTATGCAAACGCTCTTCGTGCTTCTGTAGTAACTGAGGCAGCAGTAGAGTCAGTGGTTGTTGGACATGTCCAAGAAGCCGCTAAGTCTACTACACTTCAAGATGAATTCGACGCTATTGTGTCGAGGCACATCACTAAGTAGAAAGGCTAACTCATGGCTATAAATGAGGTTTATAATAAAGCAGAGTCCTTGGAACTGCAGGTTGGTTCAACAATTAAGTCAGGTTGGCCTGTAGTTGTCGGTACTCTTAGTGGTGTCGCAGAAATGGATGCTGCTCAGGCTTCTGACACTAACTACTACACCACTGTAAAGTTCAATGGTGCATTCCGTTTTGATATGACTGGTGCATCACCAATTGCTCCTTTGGCTACCCTTCAGGCTCAGGCATTGACTCTTGGACAGGCTGTTTACATCACATCTGCTGGTGTACTAACTACCACAGTTGGAACAAACACTTTGTTCGGCCACGCTATCCGTGCAAAGACTGCAACTACCGCTGTTGCAGGAAACGTAGCATTTATCCGCCTATACGGTTGCTAAGAGAGGAATAAGTTATGTCTATTACAACCCGTCAATTAGAGGCAGCAAAAGTTTGGGATGCTGCACTTCGTGGTGATCGCACCGCACAGTTGAAAGTAAAAGAAGGTATTTCTACTTCTGATTTCCCAAGCCAGATCAGTCCAGTACTAAACAAGATTCTTCTTGAGCAGTATGCTGCACTTCCAAAGGTTTGGGATTCATTTGCAACTAAATTAACCGTAGATGATTTCCGTGCACAGAAGTATTACCAGTTCCAGTTTGACCAGAGCGTTATCGCTGATTCAAATGGTGGAGAGTCCTTTATTCAGGGTGCTCTTCCAAATGTTGGTGAGTATGACGAGTATCCAACTCTGTCTTTCTCAGCAAGCGATCTTTCGATCTCTGTTAGAAAGTCTGGTGAGAGAATCCGTTTCTCATGGGAAGCAATCATCAATGACAATAACTTCAGCGTACTAGACCGCCTACCATCAGAGTTGGCCCTACACGCTGCAGGTCTAGAAGACATGGAAGCAACCAAGCAGTTGGTAACTTCTGCTGGTCTAAACACCACTAACTTCAAGACCGCTAACCAGAACATTGGTGCTTCTGGTGTTGGAGCAGGTTTAAACCCAACTCTAACTCTAGATAATTTGCAGAAGACTCTTGCTGTAGTAAACACACAGACCTACAACGGAAGACAGATTACTCCTGTCCAGCGTTGGGCTCTAGTCGTTCCGCCAGCATTGGCTCTAACTGCTCGTAACATTTTGTCAACGACTGAAATCCGTACTACTGTTGGTAATGATGTTCTAACTAGAATGAGCGATGTTGCCAGCAATATTGAACTTGTTGTAAACCCTTGGATTAAGAAGATTTACAACAACTCTGCTGCTGACACCATGTGGTTCTTGATTCCAGTTCCGGCTGCATCATTGAACCCTTCTGTTGCTCTAACATTCCTTCGTGGATACGAAACCCCAGAACTTCGCATTAAGGATAATGCAAGTTACACCCTAACCGGTGGAGAGGTTCCTGTTCGCGATGGATCGTTCGACAACGATGACATTCAAATGAGAATCCGTCACCTTGCTACTGGTGCATTCCTAGTACCTGCTGGAACCTTTGGTTCTAAGGGAACTGGTGTTCAGTAAGCATTGATCTAAAGATTATTCCCTCAACCTTCGGGTTGGGGGATTTTCTTTTTATGCTATACTATTTATGCAGTGTTCTCTCCTTCGCTGCTGTTGTGTCTGTAGAGCCGCCTCGTTGAGTTATCCGGGGCGGTTTTACTTTTGTGATAAAATAATATAAATAGACTTGGAGTTTTAAATGGCTAAAAATTATCCACTCAGGATTGAGGCTGGTGCAACATATACTCGCCAATTTAGACTAACTAATAAAGCAGATGGCTCTTTATATAATTTCACTGGATATACAGCCAAAACTCAGATTCGTAAATATCCTTCTGCTGCTCTAGCACTTGAAGTAACAACTACCATAGATGTGCCTACAGCAATTATTACTATCACTATTACTGCAGTACAGACCGCAACATTAACTGATGATAAATACTATTGGGGTATGGAGATTGCTGCCGCTGGCGGTGAACCAACTATTCGTTTAGTAGAAGGTGAAGTTTCTGTAACGCCACAGGTGGTTTACTAATGTCTGACGATATCATAATTGAAATAGTCAATGAGCCTGATGATGTTATTGAGATCTCTCATGTTGATGGCACTGCTACAGAAATTTTTTATGCTATAGGAGAAACTGGTCCACAAGGCCCACAAGGTGTTCAAGGCCCAACTGGCCCTACTGGACCTCAAGGTTCCACGGGTGCTACAGGCCCGCAAGGACCACAGGGTATTCAAGGAATTCAAGGTCCACAAGGTGAATCTTATGCTCCGGGTGATCCTATCTATGTTACTGTGCGTAATGCTACTGGATCAGTAATTCCAAAAGGATCTATTGTCTATACTTCAGGTGCTAATGGAACACATACTCAAGTAAGTTTGGCTAATGCTTCTAGTGATGCGACTTCAGCACGAACTCTAGGTTGGGCTGTTAATGATATTGCTATTAATGCTGATGGCTTTGTTTGTGTTGAAGGCTATATTGATGGAATCAATACTCAAGGCATAACTGAGGGTGCACAACTTTACCTATCTTCTACAACTTCAGGTGGTTTTACTGCCACTAAACCTAAAGCACCTATTCACATGGTTTATGTTGGTGTATGTAGCAAGGCTTCCGCGGGTAATGGTCGAGTATATGTCAAAGTTCAAAACGGTTATGAATTAGATGAACTTCATGATGTTAGCATTACTACTCCAAGTGATAATCAAGTTTTAACTTATGAAGCATCAACTGGTCTTTGGAAAAATAAACTAAATCCAGCAGATGGTGTAACTAGCATTACCGCTACCACACCCTTAACTGGCGGAACTATTACCTCTACTGGTTCTATTGGTTTAGATCAAACCGCTTTAAATATTACTCCATCTCAAGTTACTGGAACAGCAGTTATTACTACTGATAGTAGATTATCTGATTCTAGAACCCCAACTGGAAATGCTGGTGGTGATCTTACTGGAACTTATCCAAACCCCAGTATTGCTGCAGGTGTAATTGTTGATGCTGATATTAATGGTACTGCAAATATTGCTCAATCAAAAATTTTTGGTTTAACAACATCTCTTTCAGGTAAAGCCAATCTTGTTGGTGGAAACAATCTTTCTGGAACACAGGCAGTAACTTCTGGTAATATTTCTGTTTCCAATACAACTGCAACGCTTGCAGTTACAGCAACAAGTAATAATAGAACGATAACTTTAGATCCAGCAAATGGTGCGGTTGATGCAACGAATACTGCATTACATCTAAACAGATCTAGTGCTTTATCTGTTGCTGTTGGATTAAGTTCAGATTCACGATTAAGCGTTGGTCAGGGTGGTGCTACTCCACCACCAAGTATTTTCATGGCCGCTAATGGTGGAACCGGTTTGACCAGTGTGCCTGTAGCAATTATTCGTGGTGCTTTAAATCAAAGTGGTGATTTACTACAATTACAAAATAATACACCAACAACTTTATCTGGATTTGATTCCGCGGCTAACTTATTTGTTAATAATACTTATTACGGATTTAGCATAACTTCACCTTCTCCTGCAAGTACTACTTATTGGAAAATTGCTACCTTACCAATTTCCACTGGTGGAACATATGATCACATGATAATTGATGCAGTTCTTGATGATGGTTGGGGATCAACAAATAAAGCAAATGCAAAAATATTACTTGCAAATAGAAATGCCTTTACATATCGTTATTATTTAAATGGTCCAGTAAGAAGTAGTGCTCGTATTGTTACATACACTGAAACAGATGGTTCAGTATCAGTATATTTACAAGCATCATCGGGACAGTATACAGCATTTTCTTATAACATTATTCATAATATTGCTGGTTCTGGTGGATCCACAATAATAAAAAATCCAACCTCTACAACAACAGCACCTACTGGAACATTGTCTTTTGATAGCGGAAACATTGCAACTTATGTTCCTGAAATGTATATTCCATATTCTGGACAACCTATTATTCGAGGTCTTGTAAATAGCACTGGTGTTGTTAGTGGATCTCAATTTGTGAGAACTGGTGGAGTATCATCGCAATTTTTGAAAGCAGATGGATCAATTGATTCAAGCACTTATTTAGCAACTAATGCTAACTATTTTGCTGGACATCATCCAGAAGGTCGCATTATGTACAATGCGTACCTCACTAATGACATAGCAAATGCTAGACTTCGTGGATCAACAATAACAGTAACTCAAAATGGTGTGCCATATAGCATGACGAATACTGATATTGATGCCATGTTTGATGGAACTGCTAGTTTTTGGAACATAAGTCCTGCATCAGGATTTAATTATCCGCTTGTAATAGAATTTACTTTACCTAGAACACTTACTTATGGAACTTGGATTGGTATTGGATTTGGTGCATCTTCTTGGTATGCACAAAGCGTAAAAATAGAAGCATATTCTTTAAATAGCAATTCATGGGTAACTGTATTCAATACAACAACTAATACCAGCGAAGATATTTTTACTTCAACTAGTGCAATTTCTGGTGGAAACTCATTAGGTATCACTCAAATTCGTTATACTATATCCAATCCTGTTGGATCTCAATTAAGAATTGCACACCTGTGGGCATATAATTATGCTTCAGATATGTGGTCGCAGACAATGATGCCCCGTGCCGGTGGATCATTTTATAATCCAGTAACTGTTACAACTGCATCAAATGCTGTTGTACTTGCTGTGCGTGGTGCAGGTAGTGGCGGATCTAATAATCAAACAACAGATCTTCAAAGATGGCAAACTTTCGATGGAACCAATACAACAACAAGATCTTTTGTTGCTTCAGATGGTTCTATTACTGCTCCAAACTTTAATGGTATTTCACCTAATGCTGCTTATGATGTCATGACATCTAGGGCCGCTAGCGGACAAACTGGAAATCTATTTGTATACCGTGATTCAGGATCAACAACAATTGGTGGTCGTAACAGAAACGCACAGATTTATACTGGTTCAACTTCACCGATAAATAGTAGCGTTGGTGGAACAATTCAAAGTATTGCTGCAACAACTAACCCACTCGTAACTATGGCTTCTAACCATAACCTTGTTGCAGGTGATCTAGTTACATTATCTGGAACTACTGGTGGAGTTTATGATGGTGTATTCGTTGTTTCAGCGAGTACGCCAGCAAGCACAACATTCAATATAACAACAACTATTGCTACTGGACAGGCTGCTGCCGGTGGTACAGTTACTGTCCCTGCTCAAGCGTCTATTACTGCTCGTTCTGGTGCTACTGTGCCATTGAATGTTCGTGGAGCAACAAACCAAACTGCATCTTTCCTTGAAGTTCAAAATAGTGCGGCAACGACATTGCTTCGTGTAAATACAAGCGGATATGTTGTAGCACCATTGGGTATACTTGTTGGATCTGCGTTAACTACAGGTACTGGATTTAATGGAACATCTGTTTTAGGTTTAAGCAATGCTACAGCCCCAACTGGCGATCCAGTTGGTGGTGGAATTCTTTATGTTGAAACAGGTGCTTTAAAGTATAAAGGAACATCTGGTTCTGCTGCAACAATAGTGAATGCTAATGGAACTTTACCGTTAGCAACATCTACAGTACCCGGTGCAATAGAACTATTTGATAACACTATTCAAACTACTGCAGCAAATGCTGTAACCACAACAGCATCAAGAACTTATGGTATTCAATTGAATGCTGCTGGACAAGCAGTGGTAAATGTGCCTTGGTCTGGCGGAACATTTACTGGCGGCACTTTAAATAGTGAATTAAAATTAGTTTCTGGTGATACTACTGTTTATCCATTAACATTTATAAGTAATAATAATCCACCAAACGCTAATGCTGGAACCTTGGATTATGATGGCGATAAATTTAATGCAACTACTTCAGGAACATCCACCGGTCGTATGATGTTAAGGGCAAGTGCTATTGCCTATTCAAACGCTAATGCAACTGCTGCAACTACAAATACTTCTCAATCTATTTTTCAAGCGGGTGCTAGAACGCTAACTCTTGAAGCAAATAAAACTTATTACTTTAGACTAAGTTTAGGTTTTACTATTTCATTTCCAGCAGGAGGCCCTTTTGCTGTGCAACTAGTTCCAACTTTCTCTAATGCACCACAAGATATAAACTATACTGCACAGCATTTCTCGACAACATCAGTCAATAACTTTAGAATTACAAGTGTTTCGGCATCTACAATTACTGGATCATTTACTGGTGCTGCAAGCAATCAAAACATTATT